TTAAAATTGATTGTGGCGCGTGAGTTGCTCCAAAGAAAACACTAACAGTTCACCATTTTTATAATGTCTGGCAAATTCAATAACCCCACGCTCTAATTTCAGATAAAAATTAGTCTCTGACATCATCAGTTCATCATAGATAATATAATCTTTCTTATTGTGCCATTTGCAATACTTCTCAATAAGAATTTGCCTTAAATATTGCTTATCAATGCTATTGATAGCTTCTGTAATTGCCCGTAGTTCCTTAAAAGCTTGTAATTGCCTTTCCACTTTGATATTTAACTCTACCATTTTAAGCTCAAATAGGTAGTTATCTGTTATTTCGGGTATAAGTTCTTCTCCAGCCATACGTGAATAACGTCGATACAATTTTAAAACCTCATAAGCATTTTTCTTTGTCAGCTTCTTATCTATTTCCATTATCTGCCTCCTGTGCTATAATGTAAGCTGGTAGAGCCTTTCTAACGCCCCTTGAAACAGACTTGTCTGCGGTAGGCGGTGGGTCACTTCTATTTTTTGTGTTATAATATATGTATTGGCACGAAGCCAAAATAAATATAGAAAATGTTATGATATTAGTAGCGTTTCATATTTACGAGGGCTTGCGTGGCAGGGCTTTTTCTACATTGAATTTACCAAATATTCGCTTTCGGACTGTGGTTTATCCATGGTCTTTTTTGATACCTAAAAAGCGCCCCAATAAATGGAGCGCCTGCGGTCAAAGAATTGTAACTATATGAAAAAGTTTATTTAGAGTTTAAAGGTTTTGGCTTTTCAACGATAAAAGAACAAACTGACCGCATGCAAGCAAGGGAGTATATAAAATATATGACGTTTTTTATATTGCAAAGGAAAGTCCTCCTGCTTGCTCTTTCATTCTACTACTTCCATTACAAATTGACAATATCTAAAAACTGAGCTGATCATATTGTTAGCTACCTAACAAATAGCATAACAACAAAATTCAATGCAAGTGATGACACCCCTTAAAAATCTAAAAAATTGGTCTGCGGTGTAAGCAAACACCTTGTGGTGGCTCTCCTCGGCACGAGATAGGGGCGGGGGTTAATTTAAACACTCGGATAATATAATTTATACCCCAATCACTTAAAACGTCATACAAGGCATTTTAGGGGCTAATAATAACGTGCTAGAAAAATCAAAAAGGGAAAATTGCACACGGAAGAGGGCGGCGTTGTAGAACACGAACAATACCAAGCCCCATTAAAAATCAATGGGGTATTTCCGAATAATAAACAAGGTAGCGCGTGTTTCTCGCACTTCCCTCGCTGTTCGTTTCGCTATCCAAGCAAAAAAGCCTACTGATAATCAGTAAGCTTCCTCTTGTCATGTTAACGCTTGATACTATGATAACAGACTTTGCTTTAATCTTCTTTGTTTAGACTTGTATTGTAATACTCTAAACCTTGATACTCATTATCAACGTCTACAGACTTGAATAAGTCAATCGCTTCATCATCTAACATATCAAGTGTTCCAATTGCTGTTTCACTATCTGCGTTCAATGGTTCATCACTTAACAAACGCTCTGCATAATCAATTAATTCAGCTTCATATCTTGCGACTTTGTTAACTAACTCCTCAACGTCTGCTTGTTCCTTTAGTTGTTCTGTTCGTTTGTCAATATACTCATGAATAGTATCATCATAAGCAATCTCACGCGCTTCCTTGTCGCTGTCCTCTACTTCTTTCATCAGCTCATGATATTGTGCCATCTCATCGGCTTGGTTATCCAAGTCACTTTCTTCCTCGATTGGCTTTGGTTGATAATGTAATTCATCATCTTCTAACATCATTGAGAAGCTTTCCAAACAATTGAAAACACTAAAAGCGATTGCTTCAAATTCTTCTTGTTTCTCTTCAGGAAGATAGCTCTTATAGTCTTTGGTCTGCAAGAGCGTTGATAGTTCGCATGTTTCTTCTACCCATTCTTTAAGTTCTGCTAGGGTCATTGGTGCTGTTGTTTTGTTTGTGTTAGTCATATTAGTTACCTCCTCATACATAACTATGATTGTTAAATATGCATCCATTTCCTCGTAAGTGCCATAAGTTGCTTCTTGATATTTAATATCAATCACTTTCTTATCAGCAATAAAAGAATTCACCCTGTTTTCAAGTTCTTCGTTAGTTTCTAGTTTAGTTATTGATAAAACTTCATCATATTTTGATTTAATTTGTTCGCGGTTGAATAGTTTAATTTTCATTTTTCTTTATCCTTTCTGATTCTGTGACGTTTTAGTCATTTGTGTGACGTTATGTAAAGCTCGCTATCCCTTGGGGCTCAAGGCTTTGTGTCATTTTTACCTTTTTTTGCATATACTTATTTTTCTTTATATAATAAGAGTGTATATTACTCTTTTTTATATATATAATTTATTATTAATGTAATAAATGTACAAAATGTAACAAAACTTTGGGGCTGTAAGGGTAGCTCATGTGACGTTTTCTGTTTGTAATGTAACAAACGCCATATAAATCACTTGTATTTTGCCTTGTTATTCCAATATCCCCTATCTTGTTTTGGTCTCTTGCGCTTCTCTGGTGTTTCTCTGCCGTTTGAATAGGTCGCAAGACTAGCATAGTCTGGTGTATCCTCTTTAGGGTAAAAGCCTAAATGCAATTGCCTGCCTGCTGGGATAGTCCTTACACCAGCTCTAAAAAATGGTGGTAAAACCTGCTTAATATCTCTGTGCAACCCTCTTTCAGTTTTAAAAAATGATTGGTTAAAATAATCTTGATACTGTTTCCAGCAATACCAGATAAAGTCATTGGGAATAAACTCACTCGCTAAATCTTCTTTAAACGTCTTTTCAACAAAATCCAAAACAGGATTGATATCCTTTTGGTGTTCACCTAATAAGATTTGAGACTTCTTGGGATTGATATCCTCTAACGGTGTTTCAATAGCTAACTTAACCAGATATTCTAGCACTTCTTTACGATTGATATAATCTTTTTTGATAATCGGATTTGGTTTGGTTTTAAATTTGCTTGAAAAAGTCAAAATTCTAAATCGCCTGTCAATTGCTGATACATCACCATTCATACGTGGGAGACCGTTAGAGGACTGTACAACAGTCATGTTCAACCTTAACGAGTAAGGCTTTTTCCCTTTGTCCTCAATTGTCATAATATCACCAGTCGCAAGACTGAACATGTCCGAGGTATCTTTGATAATAGCGTCTTTTTGAACGTCATCACCGATAACTAACGATTTCCCAAGCAAGATAGAAGTGGTAAAACGGCTTTTATTTAAGTCTGTAATTTTAAGACTTGCAACGTTTTCTAAACCAACTAAATTTATTAGTAACTGTTGAAAAGTTCCTTTACCTGTTCCGCCCTCGCCGTACAACCAAAAAATTTTTTCTAGTGATTGACCTGTAACGCTTGCCTTGAAAATTTGGATAGCAAGCTTATATAATTCCTCATCACCGTCAAACAATTCTTTAAGCCAATCTGTCACTTTCCAACCGTTTATAGTTGGCTCTTTTGCATAAGGATTGTAGGCGGTTTTGATTTTTCTAGTGACAATGATTTGAGGATTGAAAGGCTCAAATTTGCCTGTTGCGTTGTTATAAAGTTGTTTGCCAATAGCTGTATACTCACCTTGTATTTTCTTGATTGGGCTTTGGTGTGCGATTTTGTAAAGTGTATCAAATGCTTGTTTTTCAGTAGCGTTTGGAAAAATAAGCATAATCAAATCTTGTAAGAATTCGTTATCCTCGGTGTAGATACCTTTGTCAGGGTGATAAAAGTACAAAGGCGCTTTTTGGTTTTGTGCTTCTGGTTTTATTCGTGTAAAGTGAATATATTTTTTTAAGATAATTGCAATGGCAAGAGGTGTGTTTGGAGTTGCTTTTTTACGTGCTTTCTCGGCGTATGCTCTTGCTGTCTTATCCTCTGCATTTTCATGCTCTAACATGTATTCTTGATAAGCACGGTTATAGGCATCACGTTTGATTTTTTCAACCTCATCAAATAATACTTGCCTAATATTCTTGAACGTTGTTAAATGATTGTCTTCTTGCTCCTCTGTGATTGGTGCTGGCAATGGTGTTTCAATGTCTGGCACTTTTTCGTCAAGCCGATTTATAAATTCGCTCATTCAATTCCTCCTTGAAAATCGTATTAATGGTGTTTAGAAAGCAGATATTAAGGTTATTGCTTTTGGTTAAGCTAGCATACAACTGTGTGATTTGCTCGTATGAATAACCGTTTAGGTAGAATAACTTAACAAAGGCTATGATTTCTTCTTTGCTAGATAGTCCGTAAGCTATCCAATGGTACACAACGCCATTAATAGCTAGTGGGCTTCCTGCTCTCTTCCTATTTAGGTATTCATGTTCTAACTCGTCTAACACGTCCGCTAGCTTATCTTGTACGCTTGCTATCTGATAATCTCTAGCAACCTGCCAACCGTCCTCTAAATAGCTTTCTAGGTTGTCTGTGGTGGTTACCGTTACCGTGATACCTTTATAGCTAAATGGCACGATATAAAAGTCTGGGGGTTGGTAGTAGGTCATCATGACATGATTGTCTTTGGCTATGGTTCGTGTGGGATTGTCCTTTAGAAAGCTAAATAAAGGCAAAACTTGTTTATTAATTTGTAAGTTAATGAATTGGTACATACTAACGCCCCTTTCTCCGTTTCTTCTTCAGCTTTTTAAGTCTTTTTTGTTCTTCTTGCTGTTCCAATGTAGGGCGACGGTCTTTATAATGTTTCTCATTGTGATAGTGCCCGCCACCTTGTGCGGGGTGTATATTATATCTTCCCATTATCCAACTCCTCTAAAAACTCAATAAGCCGTGGTATTTTTTGTTCAATTACTCGTAAAACTACTTGACTAGTGTTCAAATTATCATCAGCCAAAGCCACAGTTGCTAACGTCTGTAGGTCATTTAATTCTGGTATAATGTCATCAATCATTTTTCTACTCCTAAAAATATTAAAACGTCATCAATTTTGTAGAATACAGTGCGCGTGCCTTCAATTGGTGGCATGTATCGTTTTAAACCTGCCTGCTCCCACCGTTGCAACGTGTTAAAGCTAACAGATAAGTCTGTTAGTAGTTCATCTTGTGTGATTAGCCCTAAAATCTTGGGTTTCGGTTGCTGATAATCCTTTAAGAAATCTTCAACAATTTTCAACATTCCTGTTTTTAAATCGTTCTCACTCTCTCTACTCAAACTAAACATGCTTACGCCCCCTCTAACAGTTCCTTGACAAGTTTCCTAGACTTTTCAGGGTCTGAATTGGCTAGCGCTGTTACTCGGTTCTGTTCCTCGCTAATTTGATTGATAAGAGAAGTTAATCCCTCTAATAACTCTGCTTGTGTTGTTGCAATAAATACGCCGTTAACGTCTCTATTTCGTAACCCTGTAATAGATATGCTGTATTTAATCGCTAAACGTCTAAGAATATCACGCGCTCCCCTTTCGGTGATTGGTAGTCCTCTGATAATCTCCTTAGTTGTCTTGGCATTTTCTTTACCAAGCCCCAACCGTCTTAGTAGCTCTTTTTCATTCTTTGATAGTGTCATTACTTATCCTCGCTTTCTTTGCTGACTAGAATAATCTGACCTTTATCCCACATATCGAAGCAATCAGTCAAGATTTCCAATACTCGCTCTAATTGATTTTGTTCCTCGATACTGTAACAATCAAATTTATTTTCTAGTGAAAAATCAATCATAATATCCAAGGCTTCCGATAGGTTTTCTCCAAACTTTTCAGCCCTTACTTTAGCAAGATTGGCGCTTGTTTTATCTGTCATAACAATATTTCTCCTTTATCTAGCTTAGCAATCTGATTTTTAACCCATACTATTCTATCCACTCGCTGTTCCAAGTGTTTGAATTCTTCTAATTCGGCAAATGTTACACGTTCATTGATGAGGTCAGCTATTTTATTTAATTCTTTATCTGTCATGGTCTGTCTCCTTAATTGTAATAACGTCCTCTAAGTTGAATATAAGCCCCATATCGTTCTTTAACGTGGTCTGCGCGTGTTTCTTTGATTTCTTGTTTAACGTTCTCTCTGGGCTTGATTTTAGCCAATTCAATGCCAATTAGGATAAGTAAAGCCATAATAAGCAACTGCGCCCAAATTGGTAAATTAATTTCTTGATAAATCATGTTTTAACCTCTTCTTTCTTGCTTGATACCTGCTATTTTACCCATGAGGAATATTTTTTTATAAACTTCCCCCAAGCTATTTTCTTCCTGTGATTGGCTTAAAATGGTACTGCCATAATAATTTAAATCACATTCTTCTTGTTCGGTTAAATCGTTTTTATGGTAGTCGCTTTGTAAGAATTCATCATAAAAATTACCGTGAAAGCCTAGCTCTTTAATCCGTTTTAGTTCCATTGTGTTTTACCCCACTTTACATTTAATGATTTTTACTATACATACCAATTATTCTGTAGTTTTAAGAGTTTCCGCTCTTCGTCTGGACACAAATGTTTAAAGTCTGCTATAATAGACACATAAAACCTTTTTAATAATGGCTTGCCTGCCTATTTATTTAAAATGGTTATTGTGTTTCATTTCTGGGACTTGGGTTGTGGTTAATCAAGTCCCTTTTTTGTGGGCTCATTTCTAATGACCCCATTTTTTTATACTCTCACGCGCTAAAAAGCGTGGTTCTTGCTCGCTACCATAAATATTTAGCTGATGACCGTTAAAATAGTTTACTGTGGTTTCTTCTCATGGTTTGCCTGCCTTTCGGTTAATTTCTGAGTTCTGTTTTTTTCGTACTATCGCCCAAAAAAATATCATCTAATTTTACATTGTAAAGAGTAGCTAAATCTCTTAAAAGTTCAAAAGGTATATTGGTACTGTTTTTTTCGTACTTTGAGATAGTTTGAAAATTCTTGTTAACTTTTTTAGCCACTTCTCTCAATGTATAGCCTGCGTTGATTCTGCAAGCTTTTAACGTCCATTGTTGCATTAGTTTGCGTCTCCTTTCAAAAAAATAACAAATCAATAGTACTATTTTATCCGTACTTAGTCAAGCGTTTTTATAAAAAAGTTTTATTTTTTTAGTACTTAGTGTTATAATGTTCCTGTAAAATAATTTCAAGAGGTATAATTCATCATGTCAAAAAATAGCCCCCAAGATATAAAAAATAGGGAGATATTCTCCCAAAATCTCAATAGAATTATGAAAAACAAAGGTGTTAGACAAATAGATTTACATAACAATCTAGGTATCCCCAAAAGCACTATCACAGGATATGTTAAAGGTTATTCAATGCCGACGCTTGGCAATATCCAAAAAATAGCTGATTATCTCAATGTCAAAAAATCAGACCTTGACCCTCGTTTTTCTGCCAATAGTTCCGCACTTAAAACTGACACCGAACCAATACCAATAGAGGACTTGAAAAATAGGTTTATGACGTTTGACGGTAAACCACTAACAGAAGATGACTTAAAAGCCATTCAAACCATTATAGAAGTCTATTTAGGAAAACAAGGCGGTGACTAAATGGAAGAATTGGAAAAACTAGCTAGCCAATACGGTTATAAAGTTCTATTTTTTTCGCCTGAATTTTGGGGACGTGCTGGGGTGATAGACCACGTTAAAAAAATAATATTCGTTAACGCTATGGCAGACCCAATAACTATCAAAAAGGTCATCTATCACGAATTAGGTCACAAAGATCATAACCCAGCCAATTATGACCGATTACGTGAAAAATACGAATTACAAGCTAACAAAGCTATGTTACAGAACCTTGTAGCAGAAGAATTAAAAACCGTTGAATTACAAGACTTTAATATTTTACAGTTTTGTCAAAAGTATCAGCTAAAAGAAAGCTACTACATGGATATGCTATATTCCATGTTAGACTAACCCACACGCCAACATTTGGCTACATTTTGGCTTACAGTAGCGCTCAATTTTGAGCTTTACTATACAGGTATCCTTATCAGTTATACCCAAATAATACTATGATTTTCTATGATTTCTAACCTGTCCTAGATATTACATAATAGGTCAGGTACCGCCCATTCTGTCCTATATTTGCCAACAAAAAGGAGTACACTATGAAAAAGATATTTAACAAGCCATTATGGTTTTATTTTATTGCCTACTTGGCTCTTCTAGCATTTGCAAGACGATTTTTACCACCACTTTATAAAGTCTTTTATGCCATTGATGATTTCTGTTTAGGGGTTATGTCGGTTTATATTGCTTATCAGATTTTCAAGCTCTTACGCAAGCTATATAACGATACAACTGATTACCTTGACGAGGATGAGAATATCAACAATGATTTTTAATACAATTTTCGGTCAGCTCTATATTAAATCTGTCCGACATTTTCCAACAAAATGACTAGTTAAGAACCTAACAAAACCTGACATATTTTCAGTACTACTTTTTACTACATTCTTAAACTTATATGCTCACATTTTCTAACAAATCTGACACCCTAAAAAGCATAAATGGTTTTATAGTCATACGCTCACAAACGCCATAATAGCAACGATTACCGATTTTTTTAATAGCTCAAAAATTCATGTTTTTTTTATATTGGCTACCTCAAAAAACCTCAAATATTTTTGAAAATCCACTATTTTCCAATATTTTTCTGGTACGGAGTACCGTTTTGTTACGCCATACACTGATATTTTCTAATATTTTCTAGTATTTCTAACCTGCTATCCCAATTTTAACCGTATGGAATTCCATACCTTTATTACATTCTATCCCAACATTTCCCAACAATTCATATAAACCTAAAACCTTTTTAATAATGGCTTGCCTGCTGTAGAAAGGTTTATCATGAATATCAAAGAAGTTATAAAAAAAGACGGTACAAAAGTGTACCGCTCAAATGTTTATCTTGGAGTAGATAGCATAACAGGAAAGAAAGCACGGACAAGCGTAACCGCACGAACCAAGAAAGAGCTAAAACAAAAAGCAAAACAGGCGATTACTGCTTTCATCAATAACGGATACACAACTAAAACCAAGACCAACATAAGGACTTATAAAGAGCTTGCTTATCTCTGGTGGGATAGTTGCAAAAACACCGTAAAAATAAATACAAGAAAAGCTGTAGAAGGACAAATTAGGGTTCACCTATTACCTGCCTTTGGTGATTACAAATTGGAAAAGCTAACAACTCCCATTATTCAGCAACAAGTCAATAAATGGGCGAACGATTACAACAAAGGGAAAAAAGGCTCTTACAAGCATTACAACCAATTACACGCGCTTAATAAACGGATTTTACAGTATGCTGTTATTATGCAATTGATACCATTCAACCCTGCGCGTGAGGTGATTGTTCCACGTAAAAAGCAAACAGAAGAGGTTAAAATCAAATTCTTAGACAAGCAAGAATTAAAACAGTTTTACGACTATTTGGATACGCTAGACAAATCAAAATATTATAATCTATTTGACGTTGTCTTATACAAAACTTTGCTTGCTACTGGTTGCCGTATCGGTGAGGTGCTAGCCCTTGAATGGTCTGATATTGATTTGGATAATGGCTATATTAGTATTAATAAAACACTAAACCGAGATGATGAGGTAAACTGTCCTAAATCTAAAGCTGGTTACCGTGATATATCCATAGACAAAGCGACAATACTCATGTTGAAACATTACAAGAACCGCCAAACAATCCAAGCATGGCAACATAAACGAACTGAAACAGTTGTATTTTCTACGTTCGTAAATAAATATGCTTCACAGCCAGCATTAAGAAGACGATTAGAGCGACACTTAAAAAATGCTGGTGTATCTTACGTAGCTTTCCATGGTCTGCGACACACTCACGCTACTATTATGCTAAATGCTGGTATACAGCCAAAAGATTTACAATATAGGTTAGGTCATAGTGACATTAGCATGACACTTAACACGTATGTTCACGCCACAAAAGAGGGTGCTAAAAATTCAGCTAGTTTCTTTGAGTCTGCTATTAATAGTCTGGGGTAGTAAGAGGGGTAACAAATCGCACTAGGTAAATCGTAAACCCTTGATATAACAGCATTCAATTGACCCAAGCACCATTTTGCGATAAAATAAATACAAAATTAGATAGAAATGGACTGACTAACATTATGCCACGTTATGGTAGACCTCCAAGAGGCGGAAACGGTATTTTCACCGCTATTATCGGAGTTATTATTCTTATTGCTTTGCTTGAGAGCCTTTTAGAAATCATTTTACCTATTGTTCTTATTGCAGGGGTTGGGTATGGTGTTTATTATTTGGCAACCAAGCAGACACGACTTGAAAAAGTCAATACCGAACAACGTTTACAAGATTTAAAAGATAGTATTAGACTGGCTGACCGCCAAGTTAAACTTTTGGATAATTACCTTGATGAAAAAGATTACACGCAATATGTTGTCGTTGCGCGCCAGCTATTGCCCAAAATCCGCAACATCAAAACTGAAGTCACTGACTTAAAATCTAAAATGGACCTCAAAATCTCTAAACGTATCCTTCAGAAAGCAGAGAGTGTCGAGGAAGATATCTTGTTGCAACTGGAAAAATTGGACGTTTCACCAACAACACCGCAAGCTTCAGGTGAAGAAAAAGAATTGCTTCAATACGCTCCCGAGTTGACCAAGCTTTACAACAACATTCAAAAAGACCACTTAACCATTCTGGAAAAGATTGAAAATGCGGATAACAAGGAAGAATTAACCGCCCTTCACGAAGCAGACATGGAACGTTTTCGAGATATTTTAGAGGGTTATCTCAAAATCAAAAAATCGCCAAAAGATTATTACAATGCCGAGGAACGTTTGGCACAGGCCAAAACAGCTATGGAAAAATTTGACTTGGCATTAGACGAAACCTTGAGAAAACTGAACGAAAGTGATTTAAAAGACTTTGATATTAGCCTTCGTATGATGGCTGACGATGACACAAACTTATAATGTTGCCTTGCACATAAAGGAGAATTCTAATGGCTGATACTTTCAACTTTGATATTGATAAAATTGCTGAAAATGCGATTATAAAAACAGATAAAACAACTGAAATTATTGTTTCAAGCGACACCAGCTCAACAGGACAAGTCTCATTCTACGACAAATTGTCACCTGAACAACAATCAGCAATTACAGCTAAAGCACCTGCTTTGGTTGATAATTTCGTTGCTGACCAAAATGCTCTTCTTGATTTTGGAACATCAGCTGTTGAGGAAGTCAACACGACTGTCAATCGCATTTTGTCAGAGCAAAAGAAACTTGAAATTCCTCAAGTAGATGAATTGCTCAAAAACACCAACCGCGAACTAAACGGCTTTATCGCCAAATACAAAGACGCTAAACCTGCTGAGCTTGAAAAGAAACCAAATTTCTTGCAAAAACTTTTCAAACAAGGTAAAGACACTTTGCAAGAATTCTATTTTGATTCGCAAAATATTGAACAAAAAATGGATGGCATGGCTGCCGCTGTTGTCAAACAAGAAGAAACCTTAGCACGTAACATTGTCTCTGCTGAAATGCTTATTGAGGACAATAACAAATCTATCGAAAATCTTGTCGGTGTCATTGCTTTCATCGAAGCCGCTCAAACCGAAGGTGCCAACCGTGCTAACCAATTGCAAAACGAAATTGCTACGCTTGATAGCGCAACGCCTGAATACCAAACAAAATCAGACGAATTGGCACGCATGACCGAAGTTATCAATACATTGGAACAACAACACACCGAATACCTCAGTCGCCTTTATGTCGCTTGGACAACAACGCCACAAATGCGCAACATGGTTAAAGTGTCATCAGATATGCGTCAAAAACTTGGTATGCTACGTCGCAACACCATTCCGACAATGAAATTGTCAATTGCCCAACTCGGTATTCTACAACAATCGGTCAAATCTGGCGTAACTGCTGATGCTATTGTCAATGCTAATAACGCTGCGCTTCAAATGCTTGCTGAAACAAGCAAAGAAGCCATTCCAATGCTCGAACGCACAGCACAAAGCCCAACCGTTTCAATCCAATCCGTGACCGCACTTGCTGAAAGCCTCGTCGAACAAAATAACGGCATTATTGCTGCAATCGACAACGGTCGAAAACAGCGTGCTCAACTCGAAGCAGCCGTTGTCAAATCTGCTGAGACAATCAACGATTCTGTTAAAATTCGTGACCAAAAAATCGTTGAAGCTCTCCTCAACGAAGGTAAAGAAAGCCAAGAAAAGGTCGAAAAGAAAGACGTCACACCAGAAAACGACTAA